GGCAGCAGCTTGTGCAGCTCGAGCCTGGCTGTTCCCCTCGTGCTTTACAGATAATCTTAGTCTTAAATCTTCGGCAGGAGCGCGTCCCTGCGCCCTGCCCCTAAAAACACAGAACAAAATGAGATACGAAGAAATGACACAGCAGACAAAGGACGTGTTCAATGCGGTCCTTGCGAAGAGCCTCAGCTTCCCTATCGAGAATAAGATGATAGAGGTTGAGATAACGGCTGACAAGATAAGCATCAGCTCCCAAGACACGATGCACCAGATGGTGGTGAAGTCCGTGGTGGAGGTCACGGAAGTGTTCGGCCTCGGATTTTGGGTGGACTGCGAGAAAAAGGACATAGTAATCAAGATCTACTGATATGAAAAGGGAAAAGATTTGGAGCATCATCCAGAGATGCGCGGCCGTGTTCTTCACCTGGACGACAATCGGTATAGCGGTGTACGGCATCTGCTGCCTCAGGTTCGACCTGCTGGTGATGGCGGCAGTCTGGTACTTCATCGGAGGCGGACTCACGATGCAGAGCATAAGGGACCTGGAGGAGGCTACGAGGGGTGAGGGCGATTTTAGGAAATAGTGAGTATAGAATACACAGAGATATGAAAGCAAAATTGTTACTTACAGACGGACGCGAGATTGAGATAGAGCCGTCAAACGGAGAGACATTCGAACTGGAGGAAATGTACGGCATCCTCAAGTGCGACCTGATTGAGATTGTGACGCTGGCCAACTCGGAGGACATCCTGGTCATCGACGAGGAGGGCAAGTTCAAGGCCGACAACCCGATAAACGAGAGGGCCACGAGGATAGCAGCCAAGCACTACGGAATCATTCCGTCCGACGTCATTGTCGGAAACGCAATCCTCTGCCACACGAGTATGGTAGAGTAGCAGAAGTTCAACCACCAAAAATAACAGAGAATTATGGCAATTACAGCAGTACAGGATTGGGACAACGACGGTTTCCTGGTCATCAAGGGAGAAGGGACGCTCAAGAGATACAGCGAGCTCAAGGAGCAGATGCACACGGTCTCGTTCGACAAGATTGGAATCTTCGCGGCATTCAGCAACGAGCAGTTCAAGGAGGGCTACGACAGGCTGGTCAAACTCGGGCATATCAAGGACGGAGACAAGGTCTATCACCTGGCCGCAGGATGCTACGGGACGAAAGAGGGTTTCGAGAGACTGACGACATACTACGAGGACATCGAGAATACCATCAGGGCGGAGTGCGACCCGCAGGAGGTTTACTACTACGAGTACAACAACTTCGAGTGCTGCATAGCGTATGACGGCGACTATGACGCTATGAAGCAGATTATACTGACTTTCGGAGAGGACGCGGCGAGAAACGTCCGGAGGCTCAGGCCGATGATTCCTATGGACGAGATAATCCGCAAGACAAGAAGAAACAGGAGGTAGGGCTATGCGTGACATCAGGAAGACTGAAGAATCCCAGAAGCAGTACTACATGGTGCTGAGCAGGCTGGAGACCGACTGCAAGTTCTATCTGGGATGCGGAATGAGGGACGCGAGATACGCGCTCTACTGGAAGAGCGAGAGGAAGCACATCCGGGAGATGCTGCACATCTACGACTGCATTGCACTGAAGCCGGTATGGCTGGACGTTGCGGGCATACTCAGGTACGCGGAGCAGATGGGAGTCAAAGTCAGACACGCTTCGTGGCTGAAAGCGAAGGACCGCGTATTGAGGATCTGGCAGATGGTCCTGTACTGGAAAGAATTGAACGGGAGATAAAACTGGCGCGAAAAGTTCCCACAAAGGCCGTTTTCAGCCTCTCTGAGGCACTTGACAGCGACAGTTGATACAATCCCTCAAAGAGGATGAAAAAACGCTTAAAACAAGAAATTATGACACAGAGCAAATTCGCGTCGAAGAAGGCGCAGGCAAAATGGAAAAGAGACCTTGCAATCTACAATGAGTTCAACGAGCTGACGAAAGACCCGACGGCTTCGAAGGGAGAGGTGACGCGACACCTGATGGCGAAGTACGGGCTGTTCTCCGAGACGACCATCTGGTCAATCAGGAGGAACGTCGAGAGGATATTGGCGGAGGAGGACTGATATGGCTTGCGGGGTATGTATGGGAATCAATTCGGACAGATGCCCTGTCTGCGGCAAGGAGCCGAGGATGAAAGAGTGTCCGGAATGCAAGGGGACGTGCGGGACCCACTGGGCCGTGTCCGTCGAGGACGGGAGCGAGCAGGAAGTGACGGCTGCTACGTGGAGCGTGCTGCCGGAGACGAGGGAGACCGCGATAATGATGCGCTACCGCTGGTACAGGGGGTTCTTCGAGCCGTGCCAGGTATGCGGGGGAACGGGAGAAATCGAGGAGGACGACGACTACGGTCCGGATCCGGACGAACTCTATGAGTCACGGAGGGAGCGCGAAATGGAGGACAGGATATGGGCGAGGTGATGACTGCAAGGGAGCTCGCGGAGATGCTGAGGCTTTCGGAGGATCATATCAGGAGACTGACTTCGAGACGCGAGATTCCGTATGTGAAGATTGGTCACGCGGTGAGATACAAGGCCTGCGACATAGACAGGTGGCTGACATCGAAGCGTGTGTACTGCAAGAAAGAAATCAACGAGATGGCCGACACTTATGTGGCCACCCACAAAGGCAAGAGCAGGGAAGCCGTAAGACCTGCAAAGTAAAACAACTCAAAGCAATGGGAAATTTAATCAGAAAGCCTTCCGAATTGGAAGCGAAACAGACAATCACGATGCTCGTCTATGGACAGCCGGGCGTAGGCAAGACGACACTGGCGGTGAGCGCACCTGATGCGGTGCTGTTCGACTATGACGGCGGTGTCCAGAGAATCAACGGAGCACACCAGACACTGACAGTGCAGATTCGTTCTTGGGAGGACACCTCCGAGGCGCTCGACGAGATTGTGGCGTCCTATCCGGACGTGAAGACCATCGTCATCGACACGGTCGGCAAGATGCTGGACTTTATGAGCGACTACATCGTCCGCAACAACAGCAGGATGAAGAAGTCGGACGGCACTCTTTCGCTGCAGGGCTACGGACTGAGGAAGAGTATGTTCATCGACTTCATCAAGAAGACGGCGGTACTTGGCAAGAACATCATCTTCGTGGCGCACGAGAAGGAGGAGAAACGCGGTGACGACACGGTGAAGAGACCGGACATCGGAGGAAGCTCGGCCAACGACCTCGTCAAGGAGCTCGACCTCGTGGGCTATATGCAGATGCTCGGCAAGGACAGGACTATCGCGTTCAACCCTACCGAGGCGTACTATGCGAAGAACACCTGCAACCTGCCTGCGGTGACGAAGATTCCTCTGGTGGTGGACGAGACAGGAATGGCAGTAGGTGACAACAACTTCGTCAGAAGGGTTCTTGCGACCTACAAGAAGACGCAGGTGGCCACTCAGGAGGAGACCAGGAAATATGACAAGCTCGTCGATAATATCAGAACCGCTGTCACTGCCGCGCAGAATGCCGAGGGGCTGAATGCGATTCTGGAGAGCATCGAAAAGACGCAAGTGTACAACTCGAAGATGGTCGGTGAGAAGATGGTCGCCCAAAAGGCAAAGGCTCTCGGACTGAACTTTAACGCAGTGGACGGAAGATATGAGTAGCGAGGTGAAATACAGGATCTATCCGAGCCTTCTCGACAAGTTCCAGGCGTTCCTCGATTCGGATATTGAGGCAGAGGGATTCTGGAACGTTGACTCCGAGACGGGAGAGCAGAAGAAGACTGCGGAGGAGATTGCGGACGCGAGAGAGCAGGAGCTGCTCGACGCAATCAACAGGGTGCCTCACGAGCCGATAGAGGCAGCGGACAAGGGCACGTGCTTCAATGAGCTGGTGGATTGGCTGAACGGAAACGAGGCACGTGTGGCCATCAAGAGAATTGACGACGGAACGGAGTGTCCTCCGTACGTGTGCGAACTCAACGGGTTCGTGTTCAAGTTCAGTGCGGACCTGGCGCACGCTGTGGCGGAGATGTTCAGAGGGGCTGTGCCGCAGTACCTGTGCAAAGGCCATCTTGACACCTGTTACGGAGTTGTGGAGCTGTACGGCTATGCGGATGAGATTCTCCGGAACAAGGTGTTCGACCTGAAGACGACGTCCGCCTACTCTTTCGGCAAGTTCGAGAGGGGTTGGCAGAAGGAGGTCTATCCGTGGTGCCTGACATCTTGGGATGACCTCATGGTCAAGGAGTTCGAGTACACGGTCGTCCAGCTGACGAAGCCGAGCCAGAAGAATCCGGTCATCGGGGGAAAGATTTACAAGGAGGTCTATACCTACGACCACGAGGCGACGGAGAAGCTCCTGAAGGCATTTGTCGAGCGGTTCATCGAATGGCTCGAATCGCACAGGCGCGAGGTGACTGACGCTAAAATCTTCGGAGGGGAGAAATTATGATTGAGGTCAGCAACCGGGATTTCGATGTGATGGCGAGCGTGATAGACGGCGTGGAGTACATCAAGGGCGAGAGCAACATCCAGCATAACCGGAAGCGGTTGGCAAAGTTGGCTGTCCGGAAGCTGAGGAACAAGGAAGTGAAAGTTAAACAGAAGTGAGTATGGAATACACGGAAAATCGTATATTTGTACCGAAATCTTTTGCTTTGCTGTATGTGATGCAGGGAGAGGGGCAGCGGTTGCGGAGACGCGCCGCGAGCGGTATCTGTTCCGCTTGGTGGAGCCCCCGGCTCCCTGCTTTTGTTGTCTTAAAGGCCGAATCGTTATGAAGCAGTCAATGATATTCTACGCGAGTTGGAAGGAAGCCATCAAGGGACTTCCGGACGGGGTCCGTCTGGAAGTGTACGAGGCGGCTGTCGACTTTGCAATGACTGGGAATGTTCCGGAGCTGTCCGCGATGGCGGCTATGGTGTTCCCGTTCATCAGGCAGGACATCGAAAGAGATATGGACAATTACGATAGGCTATGTAACAGAAATAGAGCGAATGGGATGAAAGGAGGCCGGCCGAGGAAAAACCCAGAAAACCCAGTGGGTATTTTGGAAACCCAACAAAACCCACCGAAACCCACCGAAACCCACCGAAACCCAAGCTAACCCTAATGATGATATATCTAACGATATATCTCTAAGTAGTAAAGAAAAGAACTCTTTACAGAGTTCTCAAAGAAAGTCGGCAGAAGCCGACCCGACTGCGGCCGGAAAGGAGGAAAAGGCGGACACACCTGACTTCAGGAAGCTCGCCGACTTCTTCAACGACGAACTCCGGAGGAACGGGAGCATCATCCCTACCATACGGAGCATAGACGGCCAGCGCAGGTCGAGCACGATGGCGAGGATCCGCGAGCACGGAAAGCCCGCTTTCGCGGAGGCGGTCAAGAAGGCCGCGGAGAGCGACTTCCTTAACGGCAAGAACGACAGGGGGTGGGTTGCGGACTTCGACTGGATGATAAAGCCGAACAACTTCATCAAGGTACTCGAAGGCAATTACGACAACAGACAGCAGAACAACCAAAGGTATGGAAACACTGGAAAGCATAATCAACGCGGCAAAGGCGGCAATCCGGAAGACGGATACGAAAGTTCGCTATAGGCTGCCGTTCACGGAGGAGAGCGTCGCTCCCCTGCTGGCCGACTCCTACGCGGCTCTGGTCGCGTCGAGGGGAGGAGAGCTGCAGGACGACGACGCGACGCGCCGGAACATAGCGAGGGTGGCGAGGTGGCTGACAAGCGACAGCACCAAGCCAATGCTTATGCTCTACGGAGGAGTGGGCAACGGGAAGACCACGATGGCAAGGGCGGTGGCCCTGCTGTCAAGTTCGCTCCGTTCCGCGTATGAGGAGGTTTCCAGGAACGAGAGGGACACGAAGACGTCCGACGCCCTGTACATCAAGGCTTCGGCAATCCGCGTCCCGGCAATCTACACCGCACAGGACATAGCGAACCTGGCAGGCAGCAGACGCGCGGAGTACGAGGCGATTGTGGCGAGGAGCTTCCTCATCATAGACGACCTCGGCTGCGAGCCTGCGGTGGTGAAGAACTACGGGACGGAGGTGACGCCCATCACGGACTTGATTTACAAGCGCTATGATGCGATGTCGCCGACCGTGGTGACGACGAACCTGACGAAAGCGGCCATCCGTGAAATCTACGGAGACCGGGTGGCCGACAGGTTCAACGAGGTGTTCGAGACAATCGGCTATCAGGAGAAGAGCTACAGAAGATGAAAAACACAACCGACACGATACTTGCCGCCATTGCCCGTTTTCAGGCCGTCAGGGCGACTTTGAGGGTGTTTCCCTATAAAGTACCTATGCCGTACCTGAAAAGGCTCTCTATGGGCCTTAAAAACGAGGATGTGGAAAAGGCGGTGTCGGAACTTCTGGAGGACGGGACGATAGACAGGTCGGAATGTCTCAACTACGACAGTTACGGAGTAAAGGATTTCAAAAAGGAAAATGCAATGACACATTTTGAGAACGCGATAAAGGAGTACCTTGACGCAAGGGCAAAGGAAGACGTCAAGTTCGCTGAGAAGTACTCGAACGAAAAGAAGAGCATCGAGGAGTGCTGCAGGTTCATACTGGGAGAGATGAAGAAGAAGGCGGCCGGCGGGATGTACGGGGCGACCGACGCGGAGGTGTTCGGACTGGCCATACACTACTACGACGAGGAAGACGTCAAGGCCGAGAAGGATGTCAAGGCGGATGTCATCATCAACCGAGAACTGACCGAGGAGGAGAAGCAGGAGTTCAAGAAACGCGAGGAAGCAAAGGCCAAGACGAAAGAGCGGATGAGAGAGGAAGACGCCAGACGCAGTGAGGAACTCAAGAAGAGGACGGCCGAGGAAAAGAAACGCAAGGAGCAGGAGCGGAAGAAGAAAGAGCAGGAGGAGGAAGGCCTGTTGTCCCTGTTTGACGAGGAGGACTTGTAGTATGAAGCCGAAGACAAAGAACGAGATATGGGCCTTGAGGGAGCAGGAGCGGTTGCCGGAGCTTCCCAAGAGGACGCTCGACTGGGCGAAGAGAACCCTGATGAGGCACGACGGCTACACGTGGTTCGCCGGAGCCTACAGCAAGAAGCGGAGGGTGGTGTGGTGCCAGAACTGCGGCAGGGTCGAGCATCTTCCGGTGGACGAGAAGATAAACGAGAGCGCCTATACCTGCAGGGAGTGCGGAAGCGTTCTGGCGCTCGTGAACATAGGCCCGGTCCATCCGAAAGTACAGACGTGCAGCATTGAGTTCGTCGTGGCGAGAGTCCGCAAGGGCTGGCAGGTGTTCGAGGGCGTGGAACTGGAGAGGACGGTACGAATCGGGGAATGTCCGGAATACGCGCTTGTGAGGCGATACGCGATCTGGCTCAACGCCAAGGGAAAGGATGTCATCACCACGACCGCTTACTCAAGGAGCTACAACTACTTCAGGTGGAGGCCGGAGGACGGATGGACGATAGGCAGGCACAACGGAATAGTCAGCGGATACTATGTCTATGAGGACACGTTCGACCTGTCCGGAATGAAGACTGCACCGGGCGGCAGATACCTGCCTGAACTGAGGCGGCGGGGCTGGAGACCTGGAATGAAGGAAGTCTCAAGCCTGAGCATAGAGGATGTGTGCCGCACACTGCTGAGGTCGAGCGTGGCGGAGACCCTGCTGAAAGCAAAACAGTACGCGCTGTTCAGGGCGCTGGTGTCGGAGGGGAAAGGCAACCAGGTAGAGAAGTACTGGCCGAGCGTCAAGATAGCATTGAGGCACGGGATGAAGTACAGGACAAATGAGGACATCGGCCTGTGGCTCGACTACCTCTCGGGGCTGGAGCAGGAACACAGGGATATGAGAAGCCCGAAGTGGCTTCTGCCTGAGGATCTGAGCCGGGCGCACCGCGCTCAGGTCGAGAGGATGCGTGCGGCTTCCGAAAGGAAACGGAGGCTGGCACAACTGGAGGAGGACAGGCGGTTCGACGAGGAACTGAGGAAGAGAATAGGCAAAGTGGCCGGCTTCGTCCTCACTGACGGGGACATTGAGATTAGCCCGCTGAAGACGGTCAACGACTTCTACTGCGAGGGCAACGCCCTGCATCACTGCGTGTTCGCAATGGGCTACTACAAGCGCAAGGACTGCCTGATACTCGGAGCGAAAGTCAACGGCGAGCGCACCGAGACCATAGAGGTCAGCCTGAAGGACTTCTCCGTGGCGCAGTGCAGGGGCAAGAACAATATGGACAGCTCGTACCACAAGAGGATAATGAGCCTTATGTCGAGCAACCTCGGCAGGCTCAGGGACGTGTACAGGAGGGCACAGTGATATGGCGGACAAGAACTCAAAGAAAGCAATCAGAAGCGACATCGAGGCCACCACGATAGTGGAGGAACTCAAACTGATGTACCTTATGGCCGGAGCTACGCAGAGCGTGGTCGAGGACGTGATGAAGAGGCTTAGGGGCATCTACAGGAGGAACGGCTTCATCATCAAGGACAACGAGATGCTGTCAGGACTGAACGACTTCTGCAGGTGCATCAAGCAGGCAGGCTTCCACTTCTACAGCAGGATAGACAACCACGTGATAAACTGCACTTGGGGAATAGGGCGAGATGAGGAGCATCCGGATGCACTTGGTGATGCGGAAGCCTACGACTCGTTCACACAAGACCAGTTGGAAGTGGTGAGATTGCTGATGCTCTATGTCGATAGGACGGCACGAAACAACGACGCGTTCGCAAAGGTGTTCGCCACGTTGAGGAAGCTGCCGGGAAACGGAATCTTCAAGGACGAGGACATCGCAAGGTTCAAGATGAAGAAAATAGATTAGTAATTTTTAATAATTCAAATTATGCTTAAAGCGGAAATAATTGGCAATCTGGGGCACGACGCAACTACGCGCCAGATTAACGGGAAGGATTACGTGTGCTTTGACGTGGCGCACGGAGAAAGGCAGAACGGAGAGAAGAAGACGGTATGGATAAGCATCCTGTGGGCCGGCAACGGGGGCAACCTGTTCCAGTATCTGCGCAAGGGAGCGACAGTGTTTGTCAGAGGGAACTTCTCGGCGAAGCTCTACACCAACAGGGACGGCAACGTGAATATCTCCCAGTCCATAATGGCAAGGGAAGTGCAGATGTGCTCGTTTGCTGAAAGGGAGCAGACACAGGCCCACAACGGCTACAAACAGGCGCCACAAGCCCAGTATCAGCAGTTCCCTACCCCTGCACCTCAGCAGGCGGTTCCGGCGGCACCGGCGGCGAATCTGGACAATCCGGACGACGATCTTCCTTTCTAACTGAAGCGTTATGACAAAGAAGAGAACAAGGGTGCAACCAAAGCAGGATGCCTTCACGCTACTGGTCCAGAGCCAACTCGGACTGGAGTGCGTGAAGGAGTTCCGCTTTCACCCTGAAAGGAAGTGGAGGTTCGACTACGCCGTTCCGGAACGCAAGGTGGCGCTCGAAGTGGAGGGCGGCGTGTGGACCGGAGGACGGCACACGTCGTCGAAAGGGTTCCTGAACGATATGGAAAAATACAACACGGCCACGGTGATGGGATGGAAAGTCGTAAGGACAACCCCGAAGGATCTGTACACGGCCGCGACGCTGACTTTGATGAGGGACGCCTGCCTTGGTTTGCAAGAATAAAATCTCCTAAATTATTGGCGGACAGGCAATTATATTTTGTAAATAACAAAATTATTACTATATTTGCATATCCAAAATGAAAAAAGGAGGTGTTCAAATGAGATGACGGAAAAAGAAAGATTGGTCGCGCTGATTTTCAGATTGCTTAACCTCATCGAAAACAAGCGCAACCAATCCATCGTGGAGCAAATAAGAGGTCTGCTCCGTAATCTAAGAGACCTCAATTAAGTTTAACAAAACCCCCGAATTGAGTTTCGGGGGCAAAATTAAAAAAAAGATGTATCAAGGCAAAATTAAAGTGGCGAATCCTGAAAGGAACGAGGAGGAGCGCAACAAGGTCATTACATACAGGGGCGGCGCAATATTCAACGCGTTTGTGGAGTTGGACGGCATCATCAACAAGTCGGAGTTCGCGAAGCAGTATATGGAGAAGACGCATTCCTGGTTCTCGCAGAAACTGCACGGATGCCCTGTCGGAGGGGCGAAGAAGGAGTTCACCTCAGATGAGGCGGCCAAGATTGCGGAGTCGTTCCGGGACATAGCGAAAAGGCTCCTGGCCCTCGCCGATGAAATCGACCAAGTAAAAGACATTGACTGACATACGGGAATCGAGCAAAGTAAAACATTGTGCTTCAAAGGTGAGTATGGTGTACATATTTTTAGTATCTTTGGAGCGTAAATCACAACAGATTATGAAGATTTACACATCGTACTTCGGCAACTTGAGGAAGTTGTCACAGGCAGGGATAATCCCTGTAAGCATAGCAAGATGGAGTCCCAAATGGTTCGAGGAAATCAAGTACGGGACGGTGGCGCCTCTTCCGGATATGCTGAAAGGCGACATCACGAGAGAACAGTATATCGAGCAGTACAACAGGCGGGTACTCGCAAGGCTGGATCCGGCGAGGGTGGTGAAGGAACTGACGATTTTCACGGGAGACAGGGACTGCGCCCTGCTGTGCTACGAGAAGCCGGGCGACTTCTGCCACAGACATCTGTTCGCGGAGTGGATGACAAGGGAAACAGGGCTGGAGATAACAGAGTTCGGAGTGGAGGAAGACAAGCCGAAAGAAACAGAAATCATTGAGCCAAGTCTATGGGATTGAACATTTACAACAGGACATTCGGATTCGAGTTCGAGGTAGCGGACGTGGAGAAGTCGAGAGTGGCTCTCCCGTCCGGCTATTCGTGGAGCAAGGAGGAGACGATAGTGAACTCCGACGGCAGGATAGTGAAGAGCTCGTTTCCGAGAGGAGGGGAACTGAACACTCCCCCGCTGCTCCTGCGCCAGAGTTTCAGGAAAGAAGTGCGTGACGTGCTGACTCAGATATTCGAGGCCGGAGGAAGATGCACCTGGTGCCACGGCTTTGCGGTCCACATCTACGCCGGAGACCTGGAACTGGAGGAACTGAAGAAGGTGTTCCTGCTGTCCTACTACACGTCCAACTTTATCAGGGATATTGCGGATGTCGGAGAGTGGTCGGAATATCCGAACCAGGCTCCGGTTCCGACTGCGGAATACGCGGAGAACGCAAGAAACGCAAGGAGCCTTGACGACCTGAAGAACGTGTTTGCGAACTCGTCGGTCAAGGGGTTCATCAGGCATCTGATAAACATTTCAGCCTATTTCAAGCACGGCACGATAGAGTTCAGGATTTTCAACTCCACATACGACCTCGACGAGATAGAGGCGTCGGTGCTGTTCGCGTTCAAGTTCGTCAGATATGCGGTCGGGCATACGGAGGAGGACTTTGCGGCCATCAGGTCGATGGATGACTTCCGTAACGTGCTCCGTTTCCACGGGACGCTCGCACGCAAGCAGAAGCCGCTGCTGTTCTCGGGAGACCAGAACAACGAGGAGATGCGCTACGTCTCAAAGCCAATCAACATAGCGAGAGGGCATCTGCGCCTGCTTGCCGAAAGATGCGGTGATGAACTGGCGACGGTGAATCCGAACATCTACACGGTGGAGGCGAGCCTGTACGGGAAAGTGCGTCTTCACATATTCAACACGGACGAGTTCAACGACGTCATCTATCGGTGTGCCACCGGGAAGTTGAGGATAGAGTACAAGGAAGCATTCAGTTTCCTCCAGGACGAGAACGGAGATTCTCCGGAACTGCAGGTGTGCTGCCTCCTGCTGTTTCATCGTATGCACCGATACACGGCAAACAACGAGTTTGCAAGCAAGATGCTCGAATCGATTAAGGCGGCAGTCGGGGAAAGCATCGACAAGGCCGCGCCTGTGGCCGAGAAGATAGTGAAGATGCTGAACGACTGCGAGTACACCAACGGCACGCTTGCGGATGCGATTGACAGCGGAGCCGCCAGCGTGTTCTACCAGTACGAGAACAACCCGAGGACGCGAAGCACGATGGCCGCACTGAAAAGATACTCAGATTATACCGACGAATATGAGCGAAAGGCAATGGACTACTACGGGACAGTCGAAAAGGTGAAGCCCGGCCAGAGCCTGATGCTTGTGAGCTGCAACGAGTTCCTCGGTCTTCCGAAAGTCGGAAAGATTGGCAGGCAGATATTCTATGTTACGGAAAAGCAAGAAGAGAAGGGACGGGTCTCCATAACGGAAAAGCCGGAGGAGTTCTTCAGTTTCGAGTTTCCGCCGGACGACCTGGCCATCACTGACAGCTCGAAGCTTCACATCGAGGCGATTCGTCCGCTGGGTTTGACGCAGCTGCAGAAGCTGTTCGTCAAAAGAGTGACGAAGTTCAAGAGGGCGTTCTGCGCGTTCGCGGTGATGTACGACAAGTATTGTCTCGGGGCGTTCGGCTTCGACTTCTCCAAGACGAAGGAATACGACATCTGGCTGCTGTCGGACTTCTGCACGAACAACGCGATACCGAGGCTGTCGAAACTGGTGCTCCTGTGTACCCAGACGGAGAAAGTCCGGAAACTTCTCCAGAGAAGTCTGGGAAGAGGCGTGAAGACGGTATTCTCGTATGTCTATACCTCGCATCCGGTCTCGATGAAGTACAGAGGAGTGTACAAGAAGGTGGACGGAGACAAGGGGAGGAAATGTCTGACATACGTGTCCGAACTCGGAATAGTGTCCGGAGAGGATGAAGTGATGGAAAGATACAAGAAAATGATACAGAAGAAATGAAAGAAAGCAAATGGAAATTCGACTGGGTAAGTCTGGCGGACATAGTTCCTGCCAGGCTCAATGCCAACAGGATGACGGACGACGACTTCAACGCCCTCGTTCGCAACATTGAAAAGACTGGAGGGCTGAGTTCCGCCATCACCTGCTACAGGCGAAGTGAAGACGGCAAATTCGTCCTCATATCGGGAGAGCACCGATACAAGGCCCTGCTCAAGGGAGGCTACGACAAGGCCCCCTGCATATACACGGACGAGGAAAACCTGTCGAGGGACGAAATCATCGCGCTCCAGACATCGCACAACTCGCTGCACGGATCTGACGACAAGTCCATACTGAAGAGACTGTTCGACGAGATACAGAGCATCGAGTTCAAGGAGATAGCCCACATCAACATTGACGAGATTGGCTCATTCGACGCGTTCTCGACTTCGGTAGTCCCGGTGTCGGAGCACTACTCGGTCAACCTCACCCTGTACAAGAACGACCTCGACACCCTGGATGACTTGATAGGCTGCATTAAGGAAAACGTCTCGAAAAGTGAGGTCATTATACTCGCCAACCAGGACAACACGGAAGAGATGCTTATGGAGCTGAACAGGGCAATCAAACAGAAGTACAACATCGTCAGCGGGTCGGTAGCATTCGCGAAGATTCTCGAACTGGCGAAAAAACAGATGGAAAATGATACGGATAATAACGACTGATGAGGAACGGGCCAGTCTTTGCCCGGCCAGAAAGTTCGAGCAGATTTCAGGGGAACTCGGAAAGGAGGAAGTCTCCCTGCACGTGCTCAAGGAAGAAGAGATTGAGGATGTGCTGAAGTCTTTCGGTAAGGAGGACACAATCCTTGCAGAGACGAAGAATTACAGGATTCTGACTGCGGTACGGGAGTCCGGGATAAGAAGCACGGCCGAGAATATTCAGGCGGTGAAGTTTGACGAGGACAAGCTCCTGCTCAAAAGAGTTCTGGCTCCACGGATGGTACTCACGCCGAGGGAGGTGAACCTTACGACAGACAATACTATTTACGACGGCTACTTTGTAAAGCCGCTGATGCTTGAGGATAGCATTGGAATAGACGAGCACTCGCTTTGCAAGAACAAAGAGGAGGCAAAGAAAAAGGTCGAAGAGATAAAGCGCAACTACGGCTTGCCGTCCATAGTTGAAGAATACATCGACGGAGACGATGTCACCTGCGCGGTAGTAAAGAACGAAAGAGGGCTATTTATGCTGCCTGTCGTCATACAGCCGAACGCGGCAAGCCCATACCTGTCCTATGATGCAAAGAACGGCAATCGGGAGACATACAGTCCGGTGAACGATACGATACTGAGGATGAGGATATGCCAGGCGGCCGCAGAGACATTTGATGCCATAGGCGCGGAACACTACGCAAGGATAGACATGAGAATCAAGGACGGGCGCCCATACGTGCTCGAAGTGAACCTCTATCCTGGGCTTGGAAATACGGGGTATATGTATCAGGCATTGAGGCTCAAAGGATACGGCTATCGAGATTTCCTGGAGGAAATACTGAGCACGGCAACGCCACAGATTCCACAACGGTAAAAAGATGGGAGCAAGAAAAAGAATCAAGAACGAAAAAATTGTCGAGGTGTTCAAGAAAAAAGCCTGCAACATCTCGGCGACTTGCTCCGCGTTGGACATCGACAGGAAGACATTCTACGCGTGGAAGAAAAAGGACGCGAACCTGGCGGAGATGCTGGACGAGGCCTGCGAGGCACTAATTGACAACGCAGAGACAATACTGCTGTCGAAACTGAACGATGGAGACCTCACAGCCATCATCTTCTTTCTGAAGACAAAGGGCAAGAAGCGCGGATACGTCGAGGGACGTGAGATTGACGCCAACGTTTCCACTGACATAGACCTCAAACCATTGACAAAGGAGGAACTCGAGATACTTGCGAAAGGTGGTAAGTGATGCTACATATCAGAGGCTATTGATAAAGGCGAGAAGGCAGTTGATGCTTGGCTCGCTTGAATCGTATGTAGGCACTATCTTCAAGCAGAAGCACAAGACGGACTACATCTTCGGAGAGCATCACAAAAGAATCATCGAGACTCTGGAGAGGGTGATAAGCGGAGAGATACGCAAGCTCATCATCAACATCGCTCCGAGGTACGGAAAAACCGAGCTCGCGGTGATACAGTTCATTTCCGCGTGTTTCGCCCTTAATCCGGCCTGCAAGTTCATCCACCTGTCCTACTCTGCATCGCTGGCTCAAGACAATTCTGAGGCCATTAAAGACATCATTAAGGACGACTTCTACCAGACCATCTTCCCGTATGTCAAGATTAGGCAAGGCGCCGACACGAAATGCAAATGGAGCACGACTGAAGGAGGCGGACTTTATGCCGTATCGACACTGGGACAGATAACCGGATTCGGAGCCGGAGAAGTTGAAAGCGCAGATGTGGACAAGGAACTCGATGAGTTCACTGCGACCTACAATCCGGACAAGTTTGCCGGAGCCATCATCATCGACGACCCCATCAAGCCGGAAGACGCGCTTTCGGATCTTGTCAGGGAACAAGTCAACAGGAGGTTTGAGACTACCATACGAAGCCGTGTGAACAGCCGAAAGACACCGATAATCATCATTGGCCAGAGAGTCCACGAGCGTGACCTGTGCGGATACCTGATGGAGATTGAGCCTGACGACTGGACTGTCCTCAGTCTGCCTGCGATAGGACTTAACGAGAACGGAGAAGAGGAACCGCTGTGGGAGTTCAAGCACACGCTTGCTGAACTGCACAAGATTGAGATGGCGAGCCCTTTCGTGTTCCAGACTCAGTATATGCAGAATCCGACACCGCTTGAGGGACTTATGTATGAGCGGCTGAGGACCTATGACGTCCTGCCTGTTGGCAAGTGCATAGTCAAGAACTACACGGACACTGCGGACACAGGATCTGACTTCCACTGCTCGGTAGACTATGTGGAGTTCTTCACCACTGGAGAGATGTACGTGATTGACGTGCTGTTCACGGACAAGGGAATGGAGTACACGGAGCCGGAACAGGCAAGGATGATGAGCGCCGACAAGGTGGCCATATCCAACATTGAGGGAAACAACGGAGGGCGCGGGTTTGCCCGTAACGTGGAGAGGAATATGAGAGAGTTGGGCAATGCCACTACGAGGGTGGTGCCGTTTCACCAGGGAGGCAACAAGACGGAAAGGATCTTCGCATATTCGGCCGAGGTGCAGAACCTGATTTACTTTCCGGCAGACTGGAAGTCAAGGTGGCCGCTGTTCTTCAATGCGGTGACGTCATACAGGAAGAAAGGCAGGAACGCGCACGACGATGCGCCTGACGTTCTCTCTGGAATGATAGAGAAACGGGCACAGAGACAAAGGACTACAATTTCAAGAACATAGATATTATGAAACTTTTGAAGATTATCGAGAACCTTGTCAAGCAGTCCTGTCCGGGCTACGGGTTCGAGTTCGAAACGGACAGGATGATGAACGTGAATGCAGACGACTGCCCGTTCCCGTGCGTATTCTTCGAGGAGTACACCGACGGGCGCATCTCGTTCGGAAACTACGGTATGGCGCAAAAGACAGTCACGGTGGAGCTGTCCTTTATGGACAATGCAGAGTTCCAGTGCAATGCTGTCGACAGGGAGCGAATCAGGGAGCGGATTGAGGAAGAGGCTGTGATACCATTCCTCAGGACTCTTGAGAACTCCCAGGAGTTCGTATCTCATTCAGACTATACGATAATGGCGGAGCCTCCGAGATTTGACGACAACTGCGTGAGCCTACTGCTAAGGTTTGACGTTACATACAACCTGTGTATATGAGGGCGGGAAAATACAGAATAGGCCATTTCGATTGGGAGGGAGACTCCTTCACCTACGGAATGAGGGTGGAACTTGGAGACATCTTCGGCAACATGGAAAAGTCGGAGTACTGGAGGCTTTGCGACGCCTTCAGGCTCGTGTATGGATTCGACAGGAGAGTTCTTCCTATGCGGAAGCGCCTGAAAGTGTTTGACGGCATCGTAAAGGGACTTTCGCAATGGATTGACAAGGAGACGCAACTGCTTGACTATACGCCATCCGATGAGGAACTAAGGGCAGGCATACGTGACTTGGGAAAGAAAGTAGGCAGTATGACTACAGTAAAGCAACTTGCCAAAGCCTATGGAACAGACCCTGACAAAGTCCTCGACTGGCCATACTCAAAAGTGTTCGCAATCCTATATACGGACCTTGAGGAGAGGAAATACGAAACCAAACTGAGCAAGGAATATGAACGGAAAAGGACTAAGCACTGAAACCCTGAAGAAGATGCTCGACAGGGCATTTGGCGAGTGCGTGGCAACCATAAAGACAAACAGCCGCAATGCCGGGCAGGTTGCCACAGGAAGGACGTTGCGTTCCTTGGAATACAGGCTAAAGGAACAGGGAGCCGGATACGTGGCCACAATACTCGGCCGGCCATACTTCGGTAATCTTGAGACCGGACGAGGAGTTTACAGAGGCGGAAAGACGGACCCTGCGGGATTCAACCAGCGCCTCATAGAATGGATGAAAGCGAGGAACTTCCAGTGTAGAGATGAAAAGGAATACCTGAGGATGGCCAATTATCTCAGATGGAAGATCAACAAGTTCGGCACAGCCTTGTATCGCAAGGGAGGACGCAAGGACATCTTCACGCCAGCGGTTGCCGACCTTACGGAGTTTGTGGAGAAAGAGCTTGTGGTATTCTTTACCACGACTATCGAGGACACGTTTACTAAGGGGTTCCAGGGATTCGGGAATAAACTATAACAAGTCAAGATATGAGAGATATTCTTAAGGAAAAATACCTGTCGGTCTGGAATGGGACCAACAAGGTGAACGAAAACAAAAATGGAGGCGTGGCCCTTTGGTCGCTTCCTCCGCTTGTGTACAACGCTCATAACCCGGCGATGTTTACGAGAGAGAAATACCTGCACGTCACAGACGGCTATGTGTCTCCGTTCGAGAAGCAGCCGTGCTATGTCTCGATTGACAACGTGGCCGTCAAACTGGCATTCAGTACAAAGACGGCGTCCAATCTTTACGTTACGACCACCACCAATGAAGGACAGGTGATAGTCAAGGTGATGAAAGGGGTGACGGAATGGGCTATGTCCAACTATTGCTCCAAGATCCTTGCTGTGACGGCCCTGGATATGGACACGAACTGGGTAGGCTCTGTACCCGAAGACGGTAAATGTATCTACCTCAAGCCAGACGAGGCGTATGTGGGAGAGTTGTACATCTGCAAAGACAAGGACAACATAATCTACAGGAACACGGCCATTGACAGTTGTGCGCTCACGTTTTATTTTGACGACGAGACAAAAGTGACGCTGTCGGCAGAATCCTTCGAGGGAAAGACAGTCTTTAATGCCGGAGAGGTAGTCAAGCCGAGATTCGCAAAGAACCTGGCGGAGTTTGGCTCAAGGCTGATAGTGGAAGACCGAGCCTTGTCTATCAGACACACGGTAAGCGCGAAAGTTGCCAGCGAGACGTTTGTCGCAGTTAACGGGGTGTCGCAAATAGGAAAGAGTTCTGCAAGGCTTGGAGAAACTGGAGCCCTGCTCTCCACATTGGAGCACCTGACGTACTACGAAGGCTATCCGTTCGACTACACGATAATGGCCGCAGAAGACGATTGGCAAACGGTACACGGAACGGCATACTCGGGCGGCATTGCGCGTGTGCTGCTAACGTCAGGAATGCAGAAAGTGCTGGCGAACGAGAACCGGGAAGATGTCCTCATCAAGAAAGACAACCAAGTATTGCTCGGCTTCTACGTGGACAGAAGAATCTATCGCAGTTGCATACCGGACAACCCGTTCTATGTGAGATGGCTGAATCATCTGGGCGGAGTCGACTACTTTATGTTCGGCAAGACGCAAAAGAAGACAAGATCCATAAAGTCTGTCAGTTCGTTCAATCCGTTCATCGACAATACGGAGACGGCCAAAACCAACAGGCAAGTCTATTCTATGAACACGGAATCTAGTGTGGTGGTAGGCACTTCCCTGCTGGGACGCAAAGACTACGAGGCGGTAAGCCTCATTCCGTTCAGCCCAATCATCGAGTGGTACAACGAGGAGACCGGGAAATGGGTAAGGCTCACCGTAGAGAAATTTGACGGAGACACCGACACCAGAGGAGAAATGTCTTCTGCAGAGATTACGTTCACGATGCCTACAATTAACGTTCAGTATTAAGCCTATGACAGAGCAGATTTACATCAATGATGTCCTTATGGACAGGACTGACGGGAAAGCAGTGTCCATGGTCTTCCAAAGCCATCTCTTCACTGACATTGACTCGATAGTCAGCAACAGGACCAACGCGGTAGAGTTCCCTGCCACAAAGAGGAACCTTTCGGCGATAGGAAATCCTCAGATGGCCGGAAGCAAATCAGAGTTCGCCTACAGGAAGCACAGGGCCGTTTACTTGCGTGACGGAGTGCAGATCTTCAGCGGATTCGGAACGCTGCTTTCCGTATCTGGAACCTCGATAAAGTTCTCGTTCACTTGGGGGAACGTATCGGTATTCAAGAAACTCCTCGACTACAAACTGAGGGAGATTCGCAAGCAGTTGAACGAGGAAGACATCCATTTACCTTGGAACGACTCGGCCGTAACGTCAAATGCCTATTATCCTGCGAATGTCGAGACCGGTGCATACAGACATCCTGCAATGAAGGTATCGACGATTCTGAGCGAAATTACGCGCCTCTGCGGGGTTGTTTTCGAGAACAAAGAAAGGTTGACAGACTATCGTATTCCGGTAACTGGAAAGACGGCCGACGATTTTGCTAAAAGACAGCAGGGTGTTATTCTTGGCGGCAATCTTTCCACAAGGATACAGACATATCAGTACCACTACAGCCTTGCAGTAGGAAGCGGGGACAAGGATGTGAGAAAACTCTACAAGGAGAACGGCATCTTTGATATAAGCGGCATAAAGACGCTGAAGATAGAGTTCGGCGCTGGCTTCCGCTACTCGATGCCTGCGTATTCAGGAAACAGCGAGCAGCAGATTTCCATCTATGCCGTCACAGAAGACGGCAAGTTCGCAAGCCAGCTTTCGCACCTCAAGTTGTATAAAACCACCACTGGCGCAAGGTTCGTCTATTCCACGTCAAGCGGACTGGATGAAAAGAAAGAGATTACGCTGAACGTGGAAGACTATACGCACTTGCGTATTGAGATTTGTGTTGTCGGGACATCTCAGTCTTCGACCACTCCGTCTGTAATCAGTGGCTCGGTGAACATCATCCCGGACTACGACGAGGAGCAGGAGCTTATATACGGAGGAGTCTATCCGATATTCCAGAATCTGCCGGACTGGACAGTAAGCCAGCTTCTGAAGAACCTGATGAAGATGGAGGGGCTCTTCGCTGTTTGCCCTGACGAAAACACAATTCGGTTTGTCAGTATAGATGACGTATATAGCAACAGGGTCAAAGCCATAGACGTCACATCGAGGCTGATATTCAAGGACGGCTCTCCGACGGAAAGAAGCTTTACTTACGGCCAGTATGCCAAACGAAACTACTTTAGATATGCAGAGGATGAAACGGTCAAGACAAATGGAGATGGAGTAATGATTATATCGGACGAGAATCTGGATGCCGAGAAAGAAGTACTCAAGCTGGACTTCGCCGCAAGCGATATGAGTTCACAAGTGGTCCAGATTCCGCTTTACACCAAGGATGACAGCGGAGAAGTAATATACAACGATGTTAAGCCAAGAGTATTGAGGCTTGAAGGAATCGCGCCAAACGGACAGGAGATGCTTACGTTCAAAGGCCTGGAATGGACTTCTTTGATTAACGCAAACTACTCCGGATTCTCAAGGTGTTTAAGTAATGCAAAGATCATCAAATCCTCGATTCTGACTGATTCTATCGAGTTGTCAAAATTAGACTTGACGGTTCCTGTCTATGCGTTTTCTCTCGGCCACTATTATGTCATACTCAAGATGGTAACCAAAGACGGCGGAGCTGCTGACATTGAGATGCTTCAGTTGAACGAAAGTGCGATAATTCCAGATAACGGAGCTGCTCCTGAACTCGCTGTGGTTTCGAACGGAAACGGCGGCTATTGCGCCACTCTGACCAACAAGACTCAGGCGGAAATCCAATCGTACATCTCCGATGAACGGTATAAGGTATGCCTTGTAAGGTATGGATACGCGAGAAGAGGAAAGTTTTTCAAGTACAAAGACAAGACTGGTAAAGAGACCAACTCGAAGACTTGTCGGACGGCCAAAAGAAACCTTGAAGCGCCAGAGTTCGGCGGATGGAGGAGTGTACGTCGGGAAAAGGGAGGAGGTACACCTTGCTGGCGCATCATCGGTGACGAACTGCTGAGAACTGGAAAGATTGCGCAGAACTCTCAGACGATGAAGAAATATGGCGGCGCAAGCCTTGTATTTGATTTGGGAGACGCAATGACACTTCCGGCCATTCCGTTGAGAGCAAAGACAAAGAGCGGACGAATCAGCAATCGGGCAAGCGATGGTATATCAGAGCTGTCCATAGCAATGTACCGTAACGAGGGCAATGGTAAATGGAAGAGGGTTTCAAACATCTGTCCAGTGAGGAGCAGAACAGACTCCAAGCAGGAGTACTGGGACTATGAACCGAGAAACGCAAGGTCATTATAAAAAGAGAAATAAGCCGCCACTCAGAGACCAAGTGCACAGACCTCACGGTTTTCTCTGATGGCAAAGGTAGCAAATTTTTAAGAAAAGCAATATGGGAGAGAATAAAAGTGTACTCTTTACGCTGGGTATTGATGCCAGCAAGAGCATCCAGACGATGGCGCAGCTGGAAAAGTCACTCGCAAGCGTCAATGAAGAAATAGCCGAGTATCAGAAGAAACAGAAAGAGGGCAAGACTCTGACGGAGGAGGAGACTGCGGAACTGATAAGGCTCAAGGAAACCAAGAAAGCCCTTCAGCGCGAATACAGCGAGCAGAGCCGCTCCGTTCAAAATGAGATAGTCTCTGAACAGTTATACAAGGACACGCTGAAAGGGTTGTGTGCCGAGTTGTCTTCAGCCAAGGACAAACTGAGGGCGATGAAAGATGCCGGCAGTCCGGAGTGGCAGAAGCAGGCTGCTGAAGTCAACGAACTGAACGAGAAGATAAAGGATATGGAGGCCCAGTATGGCGTTCATACAAGGAATGTCGGTAATTATGCCGAAGGATTTATATCTGCCTTCAGTCAGATGGGAGGTTCGGCATCTAAGATCATCAATCCGCTCAAGAATGTCACAACCGGGCTGAAGGCGATGAGTGCTACACCTGTAATAGCAATCCTCGGTCTTCTCGCCAACGTCATCACGACTATCATTTCCAAACTGAAGAGTAGCGAAGACAACCTGAACGCGGTGACGAAGTCAATGAGTGCCTTTGGCGTCATTACCGACGGCATCACTGCCTTGTGCCAGGGATTGGGCAAAGCCATTGCCTGGATTGCCGACGGGCTTGTCGGTCTGTTGGATAAGTTAGGTCTGGTAAGCGATGCGATGAAGCAAAGGCAGGCTATTGCGGAAGCGGAAATCGAGTTGGCAAGACAACAAAGGGAAACCATCACTGAGAATGCGGATGCGGAATTGAAATCGGCGCAACTTCGTGCAAAGGCGACCGAGAAGAACAAATACACGGAGAAAGAACGTCTGGAATTTCTCAAGGAGGCAGGGAAGGTCGAGAGCGAAATTGCGGACAGAGCCTATCAGGACGCCAAGCTCGAATATGAGATTATCAAGGCAAAGAACTCCCTCACTGACAGTTCGGCCGAAGAGAAGAAACAAGAGGCTGAGGCTTACGCCAAAATGATTCAGACGCAGACTGCTTATTTCAACAAGACCAGAGAACTGAACGGGCAGATAATTGAGGCTCAGAGGTCTGTTGCGGATAAGGCATACTCCCACTGGGAAAAGACGTTCACTGCTATAAGCAAGCTTCAGAAAACTATGCTTAATAGGCGTTCCGATTATCTGAAAGACTGGAGCAAAACAGATGAAGAGAACTCGATTGCAGAATTTGAGTGGAGACAAAAAGCGGCCACTGAAGCTTTGGTTCTTGAACAGAAGCAGCAGAAGGCTAAACTGAAGGAACAGCTCAAATATGGTAAGATTACGGCGTCTGAATACCAGCAGGAGCTTCGTGTGCTCAAAGCAGAGATGGACGGCTTCCTGGCTCAGCAGGCTAACGAACTTTTTGATTTCCAGAAAGAGCAAGTCAAGAACGCCATAAGCCTTGCCGGAGGAGAGATTCTCGAACAGAAGCTTGACGACATTCGTGCGAAATTCAAAGTGGCAGAAGATGCGATAAAGAATGACGCCCAAATGAGCGAGGAGGAAAAGGTCTTCTACCTGCGAGGCCTTTACGAGGAACAGGAAAGACAGATAAGGCAAACCAGGAAAGACTACAACGAGAAGGCCAACTCCGAAATTGCCGAGGCTGTCGAAGAGCTGTATCGCAAAGATCTGCGTCAATTCTCAAGTGACGAAGAGGAAAAGTTGCAGCTGGCAGTTGACAAGCAGAAGAAACTGATTGAGTCGAAGAAAGCGGCCGGGCAAGAGACCTTGAAAGAAGAGTCGGAACTTGCCCAGATGGAATACAGCCTGCGAGAATCGACAGCCAACAAGGAGTTGTCACTGGCTTGGAAAAATGCAGATGAGCAGTATCGCATACGCAAGGAGTTCCTCGAAAAGGAACTTGAAGCAGAAACTTTGACTGCACATCAAAGAGCGGAACTTGAGAAGGAACTTGCAGAGTTGGCTGTAGAACACAATCAGCAGAAGATTGATTCTGTCAGCAGCTATGCGATGCAGATGACAGAGATTCTCAGTTCGATGAACGAGGTTATGGGTAATCTTGGCGACGCTCAAGTCCAAAGAGCCGAGGCTGAAAACAACGAGAAGAAATCCGCCCTGGACAAGAGGTTGAAAGCAGGATTGATAAGCCAAAAGGATTACGACAAGCAAGTTGAAAAACTTGATTCGGATCTCGACAAGAAGAAGGCCGAAATTGAGAGAAAGGCAGCCATCAGGCAAAAGGCTATGAGTGCAATGCAGATAGCAATCAACACGGCCACTGCCATTATGAAAATATGGGCGGACGTCCCGAAAGTGGATTTTGGTGTGAGCACAGGAATCCTCACAGCATTGGCCGCAGCTACAGGAGCGGCGCAGTTGGCAGCAGTAATCTCCGCTCCCCTGCCTCAGGCAAGAAAAGGAGGCCGCATACAAGGCCCTACCCACGAGGGAGGTGGAGTTCTCGTCGAGACTGAGGGAGACGAGAGGATAGTAAGCGCCAAGCCGTCAAAAGTTTTCCCTGAATTGCTGAATTTGATTAGTTACATTGGGAAGAACTCGTCTGTCCCTAACACAGGGTTCGGCACCTCTTTAACGTCACTGTCTGGAAGCCAGGAAGCAAGGGAGTTGGACTACGATATTCTGTCCGACAAGATTGCGTCGAAATTAGGCGGCGTGATTGAAAATATCAAGATATACGCCTCGATTACGGATATACGCGAAGCGGACAGCAATTATACAAGAATCGAAGAATCGGCAAAGATATGACCACATACGAACTCGCAAAAACACTGACTCACGAACAAGTGGAGTCGCTCACGAAAGCAGGGCTGCTCAAGTCCAATGTCAGCAGATATATCTACATCTACGAGATGTGGATCACCCTTCTCGAGGACGGATTCTCAAAGATGCTTGCATACGAGGAAATAGGTAAAAAATGCTTCACTTGCGAAGAGAATGTCAGGAAGATTGTGGGTTATATGCAGAAGGAGTGGTAAGAAAGTTTCCCATAGGTATTCTTTTGAAGTTTCTTTATCTTTGCAAAAGTGAGTACAATATACGCTGCTTATGATAAATATCAGACTTTATAATCCAATAGCAAACAAGCACAACGCCTGGTGGTATAGTTGGGATGGAGAGGATGGAGTATTCTCTCTCGACTTCGTACAAAAGGTTTTCTCCGACAACCCTAACGAAACGGACTTCCGCTTCAACATCCATTGTGCTGGAGGTGAAGTAGAGGAAGGCCTGGCCATCTATGACTGGCTAAGGACCTCAGGCAAGAACATCTATATGAACATCGAGGGAGGATGTCACTCAATGGCTGTCACGCTGCTGCTTGCAGCCCCAGCAGAAAACAGGAGCTGCAACCCGAATGCTGTCGCTCTCATACACGAAGTGCAGGGCTATGCAGCGGGATCTGCAACGGCGGTCAGCGCTGAAGCCCATAATATGCAAGTTCTTCAAGACAGAATACTTGACATCTATGCAGAAAGAACCGGAGGCGACAGGGCGTCGCTGGAGGCAATTATGAAAGAGGGCAAGGAGCACAATGCCAAGGAGTTGCTCGCTCTCGGATTCGTTTCGAAAATCAACGCTTATAACACAAATTTCAAGTTAAACAATTTCAATATGGCAGAGAAAACAATTTTGTCCAAGGCCGCCAATTGTTTGAGTCAGATTAAGAATCTGCTCGGCGGCAAGATTGTCGACTATGACTTCGTAGACGACGAGGGAAACGTCCTCTTCTCGACAGAGGGCGAGGATGACACTCTGGAGGTAGGAATGTCTGCGTCTCCAGACGGAACGTTCACGATTGCGGATGGCAGAACAGTCACCATTGCAGACGGAGTAATCACAGAGATTACCGAGGCTGAACCAGAGGAGCAACCTGAGGAGGAGGGAACCACTGGCAACTCGGCTGAGGAGAGGCTGGCCATTTGCGAGAATGCCCTGGCTGAGGCGTACGCAGTTATCCGCGACCTCAAGAAACAAGTGAAGTCCAACTACGTTCCTGCTGGACGTGTGAAGACTCCTGGAAAAAAGGCCAACGCGGCCCCTTCCCGTGAGGAAAGGAAAGCTGAGTTGAGGGAAAATGTAAAACTTACAAAGAGCAAGTAACGATGGGAAAGTTAATTGATTTCAGCAAATTCACGTTTACTGCAGAGCAGGTTCGTGACATCAACGAGCTCATCTTCGATGACATCCTGCACGCTCCGGATATGGAGTTCCTGCATACCATCTATGACGGGATTCTGTATGACAAGGAAGTAGGATTCATCACAGAAAGCGGTCTCGTAGGAAAGAAGGCTCAGGGATGCAACCCGACAGCGCAGGACTGGAGCATTGGCACAAGAAAGGTTCTCTGGCAGCCAAAGGCTTGGGAGGTCATTATAGACCAATGCGCAACAGAGCTTGAGAACACATTGGCCATCTATTGTATGAACAAGGGTGTACGCAGGAACGACCTTACTGACACGGATTATATGGCTATTGCAGCATCCGTTCTGGGTAAGGCTATTAAAGATGCTCTCTTCAGGATCATCTGGTTCTCCGACAAAGATGCGAAGAATGTTGCAGACGGAGGTATCATCACGGCTGGCGTTGACGTAGATTACTTCAACGTCATTGACGCCGGATTCTTCAAGCATCTGCAGAGCGCGGTGACAACCCACCCTGAACTTCTGGTGGCTGTCGACGCCAACAAGAAGGCATCGAAGAAAGAGCAGATGGACGCAATGACTCCGGATACAGCATACAACGTCTTGACCAAGATGTATTATGCTGCACCTATCGAAATGAGGGCAAGCGGCAATATGAGATTCTATGTTACCCAGTCCATAGCTGACGCATACCAGCAGTATCTCACGAATATGAAACTGGAGAGCACTTATAGGAACCTTACAGAGGGTATTAACGCATTGAGGTTCCAGGGTGTTGACGTAATTCCAATTCCTATCTGGGACAGGATGATTCAGAGCTACAACGACCTTGGCGCCAAATTCCAGGCGCCTCACAGAGCGGCTCTCATCGAGAAGGCAAACCTTGGCGTCGGTACTCCTTCCAACGGAGCAATTGAGGACATTGACATCTTCTACGACAAGAAGAGCAGAATCAACAGGATGGAGGCATCCGACCAGATTGACGCTGAACTTCTCAATGATGCAAGGCTCATCTTTGCTCAGTAAAAGGCATTCTTAGCGACTTTCGGGCACTGGTAAACCAATTATATTACCAGCGTCCGAAAAGCGCCTAAAACAGGGTTATTATGACAAATTGCGGAAAGATATCCAAGAGTCTTGTTCTTGCCGGGTGCAAGAGCTCGACACCGGCCATCGAGCCGGAAATGATACTTCTCAACTTTGAGGACTATCAGAAAGCTACCAAGGAAGAGGCAGACGGAGTCATCTCCGCCCTCACTCTTGCTGCCGGAGCAAACGGCGTCAGGTACAGCGGCGCCAAGAACTCGTTTGAGAGAAGTTGCACTCTGTCAAAAGGAACGTATGTAAACACTTTCGACCATAAGGTGCTGTGCCGCGTATTCAAGAAGACGCAGGCAGTCAAGGACGAGATGAACAAACTCAAAGAGTCCAAGGTTGTGGCAATCGTAAAGAACGTTGACAAGGGAGAGGAGTCGGTTGCTTGGGAATTGCTCGGTGCGGACAACGGTCTGGAGATGTCGGAATTCACTGAAGATGCGACGGCGAGCGACGGCATCATCTACCAGTTCTCGTTGGCTTCCGGAGACAACTTCAAGGAGAGCGAATTGCCGAAGACTATCGACGCAGGAACAGCAGACACGACTGAGGCGCTCATCGAGTCACTCGTAAAACAGGCGTAGTATGGTCACGATTGCTGAATACAAGAAAAAGTATGGCAAGCTTTCCAAAGACGAGGTAAGGGAGAAAGCCAAGTCCGACTCTGACTTCAGAGCCGAAACGGAAGCCCTCTACAGGTTGGGATTCAAAGATGAGCTCAACAAGTCCTGCTCGGAGTGTTGGTTTGATGCCTACGTGCTGCTTATGAAGTCTGACGAAGAGGCTTTCATCCGAAAAGAAGAGAGCCTGTTTGAATTGAGAGCCGGAGCCCTCCTGCTGGACAGAAAAGGCGGAGACAGCCAAAAGATGTGCACGAGAGTCAATTTGACCGACGATCTGGCGCTCTATCACCTGAAGGCCAATCCGCATTACATAGAGTACTTCAGCAGGTATCCGACAAACTGGAAAGAGCTTGCGGAGGCTTACAAGCCGAAGAAAAAGTAGCCGCAGTCGGCAACTGATTGCCGGAAGTTCAATCGGTTGCAATGGGAAACCACTGTAACCGATTTTTTCATAGAAAAAGAGTATGCGAGTAGAAACATTTAAGACAGAGAAAAGTTACGTCAGCGTCAACAACAGGTCGCTGAAGGTTCAGTCATACGGAGAGAAGAACGACTTGCCGCAGAAGATAATGGAGATTGTCTCGGCCTCGGTCACAGGAGCGTCTTGTCTCGACACCTACCGCAAGTTCATTGTCGGACGAGGATTCAATGACGAGGAATTTGCGAAGGCGGTAGTGAACGGGCGAGGTGACACTGCCGATATGGTTCTCAAGGCTGTGGCAGGGG